TGCAAAAGCAGATGATGGCACTAATCCAAATATTGTTTCTGTTGAGTTTGGTGGAGACGTCGTGGATGACACTACACCACAATTAGGTGGTAATTTAGATACTAATTCTTTCATGATTGACTTTGACGATGATCATGGAATTAGAGATGAAAATGGCAATGAACAGCTACAATTTCAAACAACAGCCTCTGCAGTAAACCATTTTGATATAACAAACGCTGCGACTGGTAATAGTCCTACTATTTCAGCAGTTGGTGGAGACTCTAACATAGACCTTACTTTAGTGCCAAAAGGCACAGGGGTTGGTAAATTAACTAATGCTAATGGCACTAGTTCTACACAAAAAATAACAACAGACGGAAAAGCTATTGCATTGTCTTTAGTTTTCGGATATTAATTTAAAAGGAGATTAAAATATGGCAACACCAAATCTAGCTAACGTCGCAACGATTACCCCTAAGAATGCTATGGGCACTTTAGCAGATACAAACAGAACTACAATGATCGATGTTCCTGCAGAAACTGCAGTTAGAATTGATTCAATATTATTAGCAAACATTGATGGAACTTCTGCTGTTGACGCAACAGTAGAAATTAGCAATGATGATGGTTCAACTTATTTTAAAATTGCAAGCACAATTTCAGTGCCCGCAGATTCAACATTAGATTTAATCAGTAGACCAATTTATTTAGATGAAACAGATATAATCGCTGTAACAGCGGGTGCTGCCAACGATTTAGCATTTCATGTTTCATATGTTGAATTAGTAGATTAATTTTAAGGAGGAAAGATAACAAATGCCAAGAATTATAAAACCAGCAAAAGGAACTTTTACATCAGCAACAGTAACTGTTGATTCATCTGGAAGAGTAATCGCTGCTTCATCTGGTGCTGGCGCAGCTAACATGGTTTTAACAAAAGTTGATGCAGCCCCAAGCAGTGGTGCTAACGGAACTTTTACTGCAACAAACAACACTTCAAAAATTTTAGTTTACATGAGAGGTGGTGGCGGAGCGTCAGGAAATCTAACAGCTGGATCCCCAGGAAATAGCGGTGGAGGCGGACTTGCTGGATTTGGTGTTTTAGCAACCCCAATATCACAACCTTTTTCAGTGCCCTATGCTTTAGGAGCAGCAGGTAATACTGGACCTGTCAATTCCTCTGGAAACGCAGGAACTGCATCTACTTTTAATACAAATTTTGTTGCAAATGGTGGAGGCGGTGGAGCCCGAGGTGGAAGTCCTGGAGCAGGAGGATCAATGGGTAGTGTAACAGGTTCATCAAATGCCATTGATTTAACTAGTCCAGGAAATACAGGTGGTAATCCAGCCGTTACAACTACTGCGCAAATACAAACTATTAACAGTTATAACGCTGAGCCAATTATTAATTCAGAAATTGATGTAGGGCGTGCTCAAGGTACAAATCAAACCGGCGCTGATAAAGGAGTAGTGCAATGTGGTATGGGAGGAAGTCTACAAACTACAACAACTGGAAACGTAGGCGTAGCTGGTGGAATAAAAATTTATGAGGACATAGGTTAATATCGTGGCTAAAATAGTTTTTAGAAATGTAGAAAATTTACAAGCAGGTGATCTTATTGGTTTTGCTAAAACAGATGTAGATTTAGAATATTTAACTAGGGGTCAAGATAATTTATATAAAATATTTGACGTATCAGATGAAGATTATGATGCGGTAGTTGAAGGCACTAAAGAATTTGATCATGAAAATTTTTCTAATAATACACCTACTATAAGAGTGCGTCCAACACAAGAAGCTACATCTATAAGTAGAGAAGATTTTGAAAAAGAAATAAACTATCGTATTCATGAATTGACTCAAAAAATTGAAGGCAGACCAAATCACTCTCAAATAGAAAAAGCTAGACAAAGTTTAGAATATCTAATATCAATTGATGTAGATAGTTTAACTTATCCTACTTCAGGGATTGAATTTAAATTAAAAGAAAATAATTTATTATTTAATTTTAACGTATTTTAATTTATTATTTAAATTGTTGAAGAAAGAAATTATTTATGAAAGAAAAAATAATAGAATTTATTTACCCTGAAAATTCAAAACATGTATTTGAAGATGTTTTTCCAATTCCAGCTAAATTAAATATACCTAGTTGGTTTAAAAAATTAAATCACACACGAGAATATAGAACTATTAAGGGTTGTATGCCTTTTTTAGATACTTTAAGAGCTGGGTATATATTAAAATTAAGTCAAGATTTTTATTTTAAATATAATTTTACTAATGAAAATAATCAAAAAGACTCAGAATTTGCTGTTGGATGGCAGTCATATGAGCGTAGTGTTTTAGATATAAAAGGAATGAATGTAAATGCAGGAGACCCTCAATCACACCCAACAGGTCAATTAGGAAAAGATTGTCCTTTTCATAAAAAAAATAAAGATCAACCTTATTTTAAAATTTTAAATCCATTTATTATTAAAACTCCACCCGGATATTCATGTTTATTTGTTCCTGTTTTAAATAATAATGATGACAGATTTCAAATCATACCTGGAATAGTTGATACGGATACATTTGATTTGCCAGTTAATTTTCCAATTATAATTAATGGAGACAGGTACCCAAACTTAGAAACTGTTATAAAAAGAGGAACTCCTTATGCTCAAGTTATCCCTTTTAAAAGAGATAATTGGAAAATGATACTTTCAGAAGGAAGAAGAAAAAATTATTTTTTTTCAACATTAAAAATTTGTAGACAGTTTATAAATAATTATAAAGATGCTTTTTGGGTTAAAAAAAAATGGAATTAAAAGACTATATTAAAGTATTTGATAATACCATAGAGCCTGAAAAAATTGGGTCTTTAATAAAATATCTCAATAAAGTTAAATTTAATCCAACATCTGTTATTGATCAAGAGAAAGGTAACGTTGTTAATAAAGAAATTAGAAACACTGATTCATGGGTGTTTGATGATAGCAGTTATAGTAATGTTCATTGGAAAAATTTTTTAAACTACACTTTAGTAAATGTATATCATGAATATAGAAAAAATCTTGATTTAAAATCACAAATAAATTGCACAGATGTAATCACAGTTGAGGCTTTAAAATATGAAGAGGGTGGTTTTTATACGATACATCATGACCATCATTCAGCAGCGCCTAGAACTTTAAGCATGATTTTATTTTTAAATAATGATTATAAAGGTGGTGAGTTAATTTTTCATGGTCCAAAAAAAGAAACAGAAAAAATTAGAACAGTGCATCCAGAGCCAGGTAGAATTATAGTATGGCCTTCAAATTTTTTATACCCGCATTCAGTTGAAAAAGTAACAAAAGGAACAAGATATACGGTGGTATCATGGTTAGCATAGATAAATTAAGATATAAAATTATTCCTAATTTTTTAAATAAAACAGAAATAGATCTATTAAAAAGATATTGTAAACTACAACATTTTAATAATCGAACTAGTTTTGATTTAGTTCAAAATAATAATGCTGATACTTATTTTTACAAAGATCCTTTAATAGAAACTATTTCAAGTAAAAAAAGATCTTTAATTGAAAAAGAAATTAATATTGAATTATATGAAACTTATACTTTTTGGAGATGTTATACTTATGGCGCTGAACTTAAAAAACATACTGATAGACCCTCTTGTGAAATAAGTGCGACTGTTTTTATTGATTCAGATAAAAACGATTGGGGTATTTTTATGGATGAAACAAAAGTAATGTTAAATAAAGGAGATGCTTTAATCTATAATGGTTGTAATGTAGAACACTGGAGGGAGCCTTTTGATGGGGATTATCATATCCAAGCTTTTCTTCATTACGTTGATAAACATGGTGAGCACGCAAATTATAAAGGAGATGTAAAAAGATGAAAATAATACAATACAAAAACGATGGATCAGCTAAGATTGAGTTTTCTGAATTAGAGATAAAAATTATAAATGAAAAAAAATGTTTTGACCTTCCCGCAGAATCTTTAAAACATATAGTTAATAATTTAATGTCAATTATAGCTAATTTTCAAGAAAATTTTCCTGAAGATATTAAAAAAATAACTTCTGTAGGAGAGGGTAAAGATTTAATTAAACCGAAAGATGAATGAAATATAACATATTTCCAACACCCATATGGGTTGAAGACATAGATAGTTCAAAACTTGAGCTTACCACTGAAGAATATAAAAAAGCGTGGTTGAGTGGCACTTTATCTTCTTATTTAAGTAATAACAATAAAATGACACAAAAAGGTGCAAAATATTTAAAAGAACAGATAATTAACTGTTTACAAGATTTTAAAATATATGATTGCAAGATTATAAATGTTTGGAGAAACATTTATAATAATGATTTTCAAGAAAGGCATACACATCCAAACTCCTCTTTCTCGTTCACTATATATGAAAAACTTGAAAAACCACAAACAGTATTCTTTCATCCAAGTCATGATATGATTTATGCAACTAAAGTAGATCCATATATTGACTGTATTTTTTTCCCTCAAGTAAAACAAAATCAAATAATTTTGTTTCCTAGTTATTTAGAGCACATGGTTAAAAAAGCTAAAAACTCTGTAACTATAAGTGGAAATATAGGTATATGAAATTTTTAGGAGTTAGGGTCGGAGAGCACGACTCTAATGTTACATACACTAATGGTGTTAATGTAAAATATTTTAAACCAGAAAGAACAAATCAAATAAAACATTTTGCTTATAATGATATTTTTTCTTGGTTAGAATCCTCATCTTATTTAAGATATAATTTAAAAGACATTGATGCTATCGCATTTGTTTTAGATTCATATCAATTTCCATGGTTAAGTGATTGTAAAACAGATGATCTTTATCAATTAATAAACATACCCTATCCAATTTTTACTGAATTAAAATGTCCTATCTATAAAATAGATCACCACTATGCACATAGTCTAAGCTCATGGATGTTAACCTCAAACTCTGACGTTGATTTTGTTATAGATGGTTATGGAGATTTTGAAAAATCTTGTAGCGTGTTTAAAAATAATAAATTACTTAAACACTATACACTAAACGACATATACTCTTTAGGTAAATTTTTATCTTACGAAAGTAAACAACTATTAAATGTGCAAGGATTAGATATGGATATAGCCGGTAAGGTTATGGCACTTCAATCTTTTGGTCACGTTAACAAAGAGTTTTACAATTACATAAAACAATTTAATTTTGAAGAGTCTAAAAATATATATGATTTTAAAGTTTTTCGTAAAACCGTAGGCAGTGATATTGTTGTTGGACACAAAGTATTAGATTTTGTAACAACAGTGCATAAAAGAATGGAAGAAATAATTCCAGATTTTTTTACAAAATATATTGATAAACACACTTTTACATATTCTGGAGGAGTAGCACAAAATATTTGTATAAATACAAATATAAAAAAATTATCTAATAATATTGTTATACCACCTCATTGTGCAGATGAAGGATTAAGTTTAGG